CACGTGGACGGCGGCCGGCGGCCGCTGCCTTTTCTCCACCCCAAACGCAGGTGTGTCGCGTTCCACGGCGAAAAATCATTTTGGTCCAGATGGCGACCGCGAGCGCACTTATGAGGAAAAGCTGCTCATGGCGGTCGTAGCCGGTTTTACCGTGAAGGACACCTTCGGCACTTTCGCCGGCAGCACGCGGCTCCCCGCGGAATTTCTCGGCACACCCGAAATGCGGAAGGCCAAGTCCTTCCTACTCGATTCCTTTTTCGTTTGCCTCGCGGCAATCAACTTTCCCGAGCTTTCCAACAACGCCCTGTTCGACTTGGTGAAACCATCATGACAATCGGCATTTACGAGATCCGGTGTACCGCTAACAGAAAATATCTGCAACGAGCAAAGGACGTAAAAGAGGCAAAAAACATGACTGAATTTCAACGATGTAGGCGGTGTGAAAAATTGAAACCGTGGGACCTGTTCCCGCGAAATCGTGCAAACGTTGCCACCGGCCGCGATCGCTTATGTTCTGCTTGTTGGGCCCAAGCTAAACGCAAAAACGCTCCGCCGCTCCGGTCAGCCCCAAAGCCCGCGTCGTTGGCCCCTCCGCCCGACTCTGTTTCTACCGTTCACGTTCGAGAAATCGCAAACGTCCTCGGACTCGAGCGCGGCGCGGACTACGAGTGCTACCTTCGCATGGACGGGCTCGAGCCGGTTGTCGGGCATTTTTACGCGCGGTACGAGCGATTGCCCGACGAGATAATCGTGTACAACAATTATGCCTACCTAAAAATTACGCCCACCGAGGCCGACTTTAGAAAAGGCCTTGTTTTTCCAGGGGCAGATATTTCTGTGGACACCGCGGTTGTACAACCTTCTTAGTATATTGTATAATTTTGTTGTATACGAAAAAGGAAAACACCCATGAGCATTTTTGTATTTGACGGCCCTGAAAAAGCCGGAAAATCTACCCTTATTGACGCCTTTGTCAAACAGGCCTACCCGTCCGGGGAATTTACTCTCCACCACTGGGGGCCGGTAGAACCAGACGACCGCGTGTATACGCCCGTTTTACGGGATGACCTTGCGGTCAAGCGGTCGCCGGCAATTTGGGACAGGTCGTGGGTATCCGAGTACGTGTACGCCTCTCTCCTCGGCCGCAACCGCCGCCTTCGCAACGACCCGTGGCTGGGGGAGTGGCTTCACGGCCGGGCCGTTTACACGGACGGTCTAGGAATTATCGTTACCTCAGACGTTGAGACGTTAAAGCACCGCCGCGACGATTCTGACCTTCCGGTCGACCCTGCCTTAGAAAAACGGATGTTTGAGGGTTATGCCGACCGTTTCGGGTGGCTTGTAGTTAATCCCACCCGGGACGGCGTCGACAAGTCGGTCCGCCAAATAATGGACGACCGCACCCGCCGCCAATTTTCACTGCATCCGTTTGACGCTTCGGAATACGCCGGTCCGCCTGATTCTCCGGTGCTGGTAATCGGCGAGGCGCGCAATATTCGTTCGCGCTATCCCGGCTCGTGGCTTCCGTTCACTTCGGTGAACACTATCCGCTTCGCCCGATTTTTCGGCGACGACGCCCTCAAGTGGGGGTGGACCAATTCTAACGATGTTACAAATGAAATGCTGGCCGGCAGGCGTGCGATCGTCTGCGTCGGCAAACATGCGTTTCGTGCAATTCCGTCCACTTTCTCGGGGACGGTGCTGCATATTCCCCACCCGGCCCACGAATTTCGCTGGACCGATGGGGTTGAGTACGAGAAAAAATTAAAATCGCTGCACGAAAAAATATTGAAGGAGATATAAAACAGTGACCAAGAAAGCAGGTTTAACCCCCCAAG